TCAAATATTACGTATCAAACAGTTCAATATGGCTAAGAAAAAAGGTGTCTCGCTTGCAGTTGGGCGTGGTGAAAAGTTGCCTGCATCTAAGGGCGCTGGGCTTACCGCCAAAGGCCGTGCTAAATATAATGCAGCTACTGGGTCAAACCTAAAGGCTCCTCAACCACAAGGTGGCGCTCGTAAGAAGTCGTTTTGTGCAAGGATGTCTGGAATGCCTGGTCCTATGAAAGATGAAAAAGGTCAACCAACAAGAAAGGCAGCGTCACTAAAACGCTGGAAATGTTAATGATTAAACACTTTAATGATATAAATGAACACACGAAACATGTACTTGATGGAGCCTCTATTGCAACAGTGTTGGGAACATTGGCAAATATTCTTCCAGCTATGGCAGCTCTATTTACTGTTGTATGGACAGCCATACGTATATATGAAACTAAAACTGTACAATCTTGGTTAACAAAGAAAAATGCCGAGTAAAAGTAAAAAGCAACACAATTTAATGACTGCTGTGGCGCATAACCCAGCATTTGCTAAAAAAGTAGGAATTCCTGTCTCTGTTGGTAAAGATTTTTCGGATGCTGATAAAGGCAAGAAGTTTGGGTCTGGAGGTCGTACAGACTTACAGAAAATTAACTCGCCAAAGACTAAACACGGTCAAGAGGCAATTTTAAAAAAAGGTGGAAGTATTATGGCTAAAACAGGACCAAGTACAATGGCTAAAGATGTAGAAGCGGGTTCAAATAAATTACTTAAATTTGGTGAATCAGCAGTACAAAAACGTGGAAATACTAAAGGTAAAAACTTAGGTGATTCAGGTCCATCAGTAGGTATTCAAGCTGGTGGTATGAAAAAAGGTGGTAAAGTTACAAAGATGTGTGGCGGTGGTAAAATGAAAAAAATGGCTAAAGGTGGCACTGCTTCAGCTCGTGCTGATGGTATTGCTTCTAAAGGTAAAACTAAAGGTAAGTTCTGCTAAGGAGCCAACATGGCTGATAATGAATTAAAAGATTTATATGAGTCAGGTGTTTCAGATAAAGATATTACTTCAGCAAAGACAAAATATGCTGAAACAATGAAACTAATGTCTAAGCCGTCAGAAAACAAAGCTAAGGGTATTGAATTAAAGTTAGGTCCAAGTTCTAAAAACAAACCTACTGATTTAAACCCTAAAGCTATGAAAAAAGGTGGTAAAGTTAAATCTGCTTCAGCTCGTGCTGATGGTTGTTGTATTAGAGGAAAGACTAGAGCATGAGAGCTTCTCGTGGTATGGGTGATGTTAATCCATCTAAAATGCCGAAAGCAGTTAAAAAAGCTCGTCGGGATAATACTGATTTTACTCAGTATAAAAAAGGTGGCAAAGTTGGACTATATGCAAATATACATGCCAAACAAAAAAGAATAGCTGCAGGTTCTGGTGAGAAAATGCGTAAACCTGGTTCTAAGGGTGCGCCAACTAAACAGTCCTTTATTAACTCAGCTAAAACCGCAAGGAAAAAATAATGGCAACTACAGGTCTAAGTACATTCAATTTAGACATGAACGAAATAGTTGAGGAAGCATTTGAAAGATGCGGAAAACAACTACGTTCAGGTTATGACTTTCGCACAGCTAGACGGTCCATCAATTTATTAACAATTGAATGGGCTAACAAAGGTATTAATCTTTGGACAGTTGAGCAAGGTCAAATTGTAATGAATACTGGCCAAGCCATATATCCACTTCCTGTAGATACTATTGATATACTTGATGCTGTAACGCGTCAATATAATGGTATGCAAACAAATCAAATTGATATTAATATCAATCGCATTAGTGAATCAACCTACTCTACGATTCCTAATAAAAATGCTACGGGTCGTCCAATTCAAATGTATGTAAATCGTCAATCTGGTAATGTGGCAGATATAGCGCAAACAACAGTGGCTACAGGATATCCAATCTCTGCAAGTGATACAACCATTACATTAACATCAGTTACAGGACTTCCTACAGTAGGATTTATTAATATTGATAACGAAACGATTGGTTATCAAAATATTGTAGGTAATCAAATTTTAAATGCATGGCGTGGTCAAAATGGTACAACAGCTGCAAGTCATACTGCAGGTGCTAGTGTATATGTAAATTATTTACCAAGCCTTAATGTTTGGCCTACACCGAACCCACCGGGTAATCAGTACACACTTGTATATTATCGTATGCGTAGATTACAAGATGCAGGTAATGGGGTTAATACAGAAGATATTCCATTCCGTATGATTCCTGCTATGGCTGCAGGTTTAGCCTATCATTTAAGTGTAAAACTTGAAGGCGTTGATATGCAACGTATTATGGGACTAAAAGCAGCCTACGAAGAAACATGGCAGCAAGCAGCCGATGAAGACCGAGAGAAAGCTCCATTACGTTGGGTACCAAGAAATACATTTTATTATAGATAAAAATGCCTAGAAAAGACCCCATAGCTAGAGCAGAATACGGCAGGTTATATAGGGAAAAAAATAAAGATAAACTTCGTGCATATAGACAAGCATGGAGAAAAGCTAATCCGGATAAAAGGGCAGAACAAAATAAAAGATATGCTAAAAAACATCCCGATATGTTAAGGGATAAAACAAATAGATGGAAGAAAGCTAACCCTGAACGAGCAGCTGCGGTATCAAGAAAAACTAGGCAAAAATGTAAAGCTAGAATATTAGCAACTAAAGCTAAACATAGGGCAAATAAAAGAAATAGAACACCAATATGGGTAAATAAAGACCATTTATGGATGATTAAAGAAGCATATGAACTAGCAATATTAAGAGCTAAATTATTTGGATTTGAATGGCATGTAGACCATATAATTCCATTAAATGGTAAATTAGTTTCAGGATTGCATGTAATAGAAAACTTACAAGTAATACCAGGTGTAGAAAACTTATTAAAGAATAACAAATATGTCAACTAAATACTCTAGTGGAAAAAATGCTATTGCCGAATGCGATAGATGTGCATTTAGATACAAGTTGCATGAATTACGTACTGAAATTGTTAAGACTAAACCTTATAGAATTAAAGTATGTAGAACTTGTTTTAATCCTGACCAGCCACAGTTATTACTTGGAACTTTTCCTGTTTTTGACCCACAAGCTGTGCAGGAACCACGTCCAGACGTGTCATACTATGTATCAGGACAAAGTGGTGTATTAACAAATTTATATGCAGCTAACGTAAATAGTGCAGATGAATATGGATATCCAGAAGCAGGTAGTAGAATATTCCAATGGGGTTGGGGTCCGGTTGGTGGTGCAAGAAGTAATGATACAGGATTAACCCCAAATGACTTGATATGTAACACACAAGTCGGTACAGTAACAATATCTACAACATAAGGAGTAATAAAATGGCAGAAAAAGATAAATCAGATTTATCGCAAGATAAAAAGCTAATTAAAAAAGCTTTTAAAATGCATGATGCACAAGAACATAAAGGCAGTAAAGGTACTAGTTTAGCTAGTCTTAAAAAAGGTGGTCCAACTTCAGCAGATATGAAGAGAATGGGTCGTAATTTAGCTCGTGTAGCTAACCAAAAAGGTTCATCAAGAGGAAAATAATATGGCTAAGAATGACTTTCCAAAACCAACACCAGCAGAAGCCTATCCATTAGGTCACGCTAAAGAAAACAAAGACGCAAGTGCTTATACTGGATTTAAATATCCTACAGGCGGCGGTAATGATATTGGTGTGTATAAACAACCTATGCCAAATGCACATGCAGCACCAGAAGATGTAGTTGATAAAAATGGTAATGCTATGCAAGAATATAATATTTCTGTAGCAGGTACTTCTAAAGGCAACTATAAAGTTATTAATCCACACGGTGTAGGTGAAATGCGTGGTTATGGTGCAGCTACTAAAGGTCGTAAAATTAGCGGAAAAATGGGCTAATGAACTACGAAGTTTTATATAACAGTATTCAAGCATATGCCGAGAACACCGAAGCGTTGTTCGTGGCTAATATTCCTGTCTTTGTGCAAGAAGCTGAAGACCGTATATATAACTCAGTTCAAATTCCAGCTTTACGTAAAAACGTAACAGGTACATTAACCTCAAGTAATAAATATGTATCACTACCTAATGATTGGTTATCCAATTATTCTATTGCAGTGATTGATGCATCTGGTAATTACACATATTTATTAAATAAAGATGTTAACTTTATTCGTGAAGCATATCCAAACCCTACTAAAACAGGGTTACCTAAACACTATGCACTTTTTGGGTCTCAATATACAGACATTAATGAGATGTCACTTATTTTAGGGCCTACGCCGGATTCTAGTTATAGTGTAGAAATGCACTACTATTATTATCCACCCACTATTGTACAAGGTCAGATTACGACATTAAATACAGCATCGTTCAGCGGTGGTTCGTTATATACCAACGGGGTATATCAGAATATTCCTCTTACAGGTGGTTCAGGTTCTGGCGCATATGCAGATATTGTAGTAAGTGGAGGGCGTGTTACATCAGTATCATTACGATATGGTGGAAACTTCTATGTGGTAGGAGATTCACTATCTGCAGCTACAACTACAATCGGTAGCTCAGGTTCAGGATTTAGTACATCCGTTACTGCAATCACTAATACAAACGGTACATCATGGTTAGGTGATAATTATGACCCAGTCCTTCTTTATGGTGCTATGCGTGAAGCCATGATATTTATGAAAGCAGAAGCTGATATGGTTACTTATTACGAAGCTAAATATCAAGAAGCTATGCAACAACTTAATAGACTTGGTACAGGATTAGAACGTGGTGATTCTTATCGCGATGGCCAAGCAAGAATACAGGTTAATCCATAATGGCTATAGCTCAAGGACTTACTACAATATTCAAGCAAAACTGCTTAAATGCATTGGAGAACTTTTCCAATACATCACCCTATACATATAAAGTTGCGTTATACAACGGTAATGCTAATTTAGATAATGCAACAACAGCATATACAACAACAAACGAAATAACAGGTACAGGATATACAGCAGGTGGTTATACATTAGTTCCTATTGCGCCTTTATCAAACACAACTGCAAACACGGCTTATGTGTCTTTTAATAATGTAACTTGGAGCCCTGCCGCATTTACTTGTAGAGGTGCTTTGATATACAATAGTACAACCGGTTCAGCTGTTTGTGTGCTAAACTTTGGGTCTGATAAGACCTGCACTAATTCATTTACAATAACTTTTCCAGCGGACACTGCCACGGACGCTGTAATTAGATTTTCATAGGAGTATATTATGCATAAAGAAAAACAAGGTTTTGGAGACCAAGCTACCATCACGTTAAATGCGGGTGCAAATTCCAACGAAGTATTAGGCGTACATGGTCAATACCACGTAGTTTGCCACGATAAAGATGGCAATTTAAAATGGGAAGAAGAGTTTCCTAATTTAGTTGTTCAAGGCGGTAAAGAGTTACTACTCAATACTTTATTACGTACATCAGGTACATACACAACAGTTGGACCATTCTTAGGTCTTACTAAAGTATCACTAACACCCGTAGCTACAGATACTATGACTACATTGGTTACGACTAATGCAGCTGAATTTATTAACTACACAGTAGGTGGCTCAGCAGTACGAGGTACAGCAGTGTTTGCAGCGGCATCTTCAACAGGTACAACACCATCTAACGTAACAACTTCAGCAGCTACTGCTATTACTTACACTATTACAGGTGCAGGTGGTACAGTTTATGGTTGTTTCTTGGTAACAGGTTCTGGCGCTGTTAATACACAAAGTTCAACAGCAGGTACTTTATATAGTGAAGGTAATTTTGCAACAGCTAAGGTCACAACAGCGGGCGATACAGTTTCAGTAACATACTCTACAACTGCAACTAGCTAAGGAGCTTAAATGGCTCTTGCATTAAATGACCGTGTCCAGCAGCAGGGTACGGCTAATACCACAATTAGTTTTACCCTAACAGGCTCAGTTACTGGGTTTCAATCTTTTGCTGTTGTTGGCAACGGAAACACAACCTATTATGCAGCTACAGATGCATCAGGTAATTGGGAAGTAGGTATTGGTACTTACTCAACATCTGGTCCTACTTTAACTCGTACTACAATCTTATCCTCAAGCAATTCTGGAAGTGCCGTTACTTTTTCTGGTACAGTCAATGTCTTTGTTACCTATCCTTCAGAAAAATCAGTAAACCTAGATGGTTCTGGTAATGTTAGTGCTTTAGGAACAGTATCTTCAGGTACATGGCAAGGGTCAACTGTAGGTGTTGCTTATGGCGGTACAGGCGTTACTACATCTTCTGGTGCTAACTCTGTAGTTCTACGTGATGCTAATATAAACATAAGTGCTAACAACTTCCTTGCAGGTTATAACGTTATTACTGCTGCTGGTGGTACAACTGTTTTAACTAATGCATCTGCTTATTATCAAAGAATTAGTGGTTCTACTACACAAACTATTCAGTTACCTGTTGGCACAACAATGGCCAATGGCCAAGGCTTTACATTTGATAATGATTCAAGTGGTACTGTCACGATTGTAGATAATGCATCTGCTACGGTAGATACTGTTCCTTCTGGTGGATACTCATATATATTTGTAGAAGATAATACAACCTCTGCAGGTTCTTGGGGTAAATACGCATTACTTCCAGCTTCATACGATTTTAGTACTACCTCTGCTAACTTTGGTGGAGCGGTTATTTCTAATACAACTTATCAAGGTACAGCGGTTGCTTCAGGTTACGGTGGTACAGGGCTTACAACTTTCTCAGCAGCTAACAATGCTCTTTATTCAACATCAAGTTCAGCTTTAGCTGCAGGTACACTTCCTGTTGCAGCAGGTGGTACAGGCGCAGTTACTTTAACAGGTTATGTTTATGGTAACGGTACAGGGGCATTTACAGCATCTACCACAATCCCAACTTCTGCGTTAACAGGTAACTATGTAAGTACATTTAGTGGTGGTTCTACAGGCTTAACACCTAATACTGCGACAGCAGGTGCTATTACATTAGCGGGTACATTAGCTACAGGGTTTGGTGGTACAGGCCTTACAACATTTACAGCGGCTAATAATGCTATTTATTCTACATCAGCTTCAGCATTGACTGCTGGAACTTTACCTGTATTAGCTGGTGGCACTGGAGTTACAACCTCTACGGGTTCAGGTAACAATGTGTTATCTACTTCTCCTACTTTAGTTACACCAATACTAGGTACACCCACTTCAGTGACATTAACAAATGCTACTGGATTGCCTTTATCTACAGGCGTTACTGGTACATTACCGATTGCTAATGGCGGTACAGGACAAACAACAGCCTCTGCTGCATTTAATGCATTAAGCCCTATTACTTCTACGGGTGATTTAATACTTGGTAATGGCGTAAATTCTGCTACAAGATTAGCTATTGGTACTAACGGATATGTACTCACATCAAACGGTACCACAGCTTCATGGCAGGCTTCTTCAGGCGGTGTTACAACATTCCAAACATCTTTAAGTGGACTAACACCCAATACAGCCACAAGTGGTGCTGTCACTTTAGCAGGCACATTAGGTGCTACATCAGGCGGTACAGGACAGTCAACTTATACAACGGGTGATATTCTTTACGCTTCCGCTACAAATACATTATCTAAACTAGCTGCAGGTACTAATGGATATATTTTAACGCTAGCTTCTGGTGTTCCCTCATGGGCAGCTAACTCGGCAACGGGTGCTTCATTTAATGTTACAGACTTTACAGCCACAGCAGGGCAGACTACATTTACAGTAACTTATACAGTAGGTCTTGTTGAAGTTTATAGAAACGGTGTTAAATTAGCTATTGCAGACTATACAGCGTCTAATGGAACTACAATTGTTTTAGCTACGGGGGCTAATGTAGGGGACGTGATTGAAGTTATAGCCTTTGCATCAGTTAATACAGCAGCTACTATATCCTATGATACGTTTAGTGGTACAGGCTCTCAAGTAGCATTTACTATGTCTGTAACACCTGCTAATTCCCAATCGGTGGTCGTAGCTATATCAGGTGTGGTTCAAGACCCAGGTAATTACACAGTATCAGGAACGACTTTAACATTCTCAACAGCGCCACCATTAGGTACTAATAATATCTCATGCCGTTATTTAGCTCTTCCAACTACAACCACAGGTACAGCAGCTGTAATTAATGCAACTAATGGTATAATTATTAATAACAAAACCATCACGGCTTCTTATACAATTCCTGTAGGTAGTAATGCCATGAGTACGGGCCCTGTAACTGCAGCAAGTGGTGTAACCGTTACTGTCTCAGCAGGCAGTAGATATATAGTTATTTAAGGATAAAAATTGGCTTCTACGATAAACGCAAGTAATTCTGGATTTGGCGGCATAGTTTCTACTGGAGATTCTAGTGGACAACTACAACTTCAAACAGCAGCTACCACAGCAGTTACTATAGATACATCACAGAATGTAGGGATTGGTACTACAAGTCCTGTTTATAAATTAGATGTGGTTGGTAGTCTTAATGTTACTGCTGACTCATATTATAGAATAGGTGCTGGTACTGATAGATTTATTACATATCGTACAGGTAATTCAGATATATTATATTCATTTGCTTCTGGTTACTTTTATCGTCAAGATATAGGAAATTCTAATCATTCTTGGTGGACAGCTGGTTCAGAACGTATGCGTATAGACTCTAGTGGATATACATTAATTGGAACAACATCTCAACTTGGCGGTGCTAATAATCAATTAAATATTAAAGCAGCAGATATTGCAAACACAGCTTACGGCATAGCTATTCAAAATGCGGCAACATCTACAGGTGGTAGATTTATAAACTTTGTAAATAGTAGCAATACTACTAACGGATATATTTCACAAACAAATTCTACAACAGTAGCTTATACAACATCATCAGACTATCGTTTAAAAGAAAACATTAAACCATTACAAAATGCTTTAGATAGAGTTTCTTTATTAAAACCAGTAACTTTTACATGGAAAGAATCTAATGATATTGGTGAAGGTTTTATTGCTCATGAATTGGCAGAAATAATACCTGATGCAGTATGTGGAAATAAAGATGATATTGACAATAATGGAAATCCTAAATATCAAGGCGTAGATACATCATTCCTAGTAGCTACTCTAACAGCAGCAATCCAAGAACAACAAACCATCATCAACGACTTAAAAGCTCGTATAGAAACATTGGAGGCTAAGTAACATGGCAAGCATAGTAGTCGCAGGAGATACCTCAGGAACCGTAACCTTAGCTGCCCCAGCAGTATCAGGTACAACTACGCTTACATTGCCTACAACAAGTGGAACGGTTTTAACAAGTGCAAGTACAATTACGCCTTCAGCAGGGACAGTAACGCAAGCATCTTTATCTACAAACGTAGTAGGTAATGGTCCAGCGTTTAGTGCTTATCAATCTGCTAATATTACACTAACAACTAATACTTTTACAAAAGCACAAATAAATACAAAAGAATTTGATACAAATAGTAATTATGATAATGTAACTAACTACAGATTTACTCCTACGGTAGCAGGTTATTACCAAGTAAATGGTTGTGCTGATTTAGCTACAAGCATAGCTGGAACAATGACAGGCTCTGCTATTGCTTTTTATAAAAATGGTGCATTTTTTAAATTTTGCTCTATTCCTTATGCTGGAGGTACGTTTACTGAAATAGTTTTAACAACTTCTGCTTTAATATATATGAATGGCTCAACAGATTATTTAGAAATGTATGTAAGAGCTACTGCTAGTGGAACTATTACTTCTTATGGAAATTCAAACAACTCTACATTTTCAGCATCTATGGTAAGGAGTGCATAATGTCATTATACGAAAAGATTAAACAACTATATCCACAGTTAGAAGATAAAGACTTTCTAACCACAATCACATTACAAAACGACTCTGATGGTAAAGGTGACTACATAGCTAAATGGGAACACCCAACATTATCTAAACCAACAGATGAGGAATTAGCATAATGGCACTCATACTTACAGGAGCATCAGGCTCAACAACGCTAGACTCTAGTGCTGGACTTACTTTTTCTGATAGTTCTAATCAGCAGTACGCAGCGGGTCCTTATGTATTGAAGAATAGAATTATTAACGGTGGATTTCAAGTTTGGCAAAGAGGAACAAGCTTTACTACAACTAGTTCTGGTTATAATTATACAGCTGATAGATTTGCTGTATATTGTGCTGGAGCAAATGCTACATGGTCACAAAATACAAGTGCTCCTACAGGATTTCAATATAGCTTAAAAATGCAAAGAACAGCTTCTCAAACATATACAAATATATTATACGCATTTCAAGTTATAGAAACAAATAATTGCTACGATTTATCTGGTCAAACTGTAACTCTTTCTTTTTATGCTAAAGCTGGAGCAAATTTTTCAGCATCTGGAAATTTAATTAGTGTAATATTAGGTACAGGAAGTGGAACAGACCAAGGATTAAGTGCTTTTGGTGGAGGTACTTGGACTAACTATGCTAATACAATTAATACTAATGCTGCAATTACTACATCTTGGGTAAGATATACATTTACTGCAACAATACCAGCAGGAACAAATGAAATAGGTTTTTATACCTCATTTACTCCAACAGGTACAGCAGGTGCAGATGATGCACTCTACATTACAGGCGTTCAGTTAGAAGTAGGCTCAACAGCAACTCCTTTTGAAAGAAGATTGTATAACCAAGAGTTAGCTAATTGTCAGAGGTATTTGCCTGTAATACAAGGTAACGGTTCTGCAACTACAATTAATTATAGTGGGTTATCAGATTCAACAACCAGAAGTCAATTTACCATTCCATTTATAGTTACACCTAGAGTATTTCCAACGGGAATTACAACTACAGCAGCTTCTGGATTTGGTACAGATGATGGGGTAACAACTACAACAGCAACAGCAGTTACATTTAATTCTGCTTCAATAAATACGGCTTTAATATTTGTTAGCGTAGCTAGTGGATTAACTCAATACAGAGCCGCTAGACTAACAGTTGGAACATCATCACAGATTCAATTTACAGGATGTGAACTATGAGTCATTTTGCAAAAGTAGTAGACGGTAAGGTTACACAAGTCATCGTGGCTGAACCAGAATTTTTTGATACGTTCGTAGATTCAAGTCCAGGTACTTGGCTACAAACAAGCTATAATACGCATGGTAATCAACACCCAGAAGGTAGACCTTTAAGAGGTAATTACGCTGGAATTGGTTACACATACGATGCTCTCAACGATGTATTCATTGCACCTAAACCATCAGACACAGCAGTGTTAAACGAAACAACATGGTTATGGGAAGATACAGTAACGGAAGCTCCACAAGGATAATACATGACTAATGCGGTCAATCTATCAGCACTAGGTTCTAACGGAGGCACAGCCATATCTACATGGACAACAGCAACTCGTCCAGCTTCTCCTATTACAGGGCAGATGGGATATAACTCATCTTATGGAGCTCTAGAGTTTTATAATGGCTCTTCTTGGGTTTTTTCTTCTACCGTACCTACTGTAGCCGGTTCATATTTAATTGTAGCTGGCGGTGGTGGTGGTAGTAGTAATGCTGGTGGTTCTGGTGGTGCAGGCGGTGGTGGTGGCTCTGTCGTTGCGGCATCGTATTCATTTACAGTTGGAACAACTTATACTATTACTGTAGGTGCTGGAGGTAATGGTGATAATAGCGGCACTGCTTCTATCATATCTGTTATTGGAGAAACAGCTGCAGCTGGTGTTGGAGTTACAGGTCAAACCGGTGGTACGTCATCTCAAAAAATATCTGGTATAACAACATCTTATACAGGTGGTACTGGCGGTGGTTCAGCAGGAAGTAGTGCCGGAACAGATACTCGTATAGGTGGTGGCGGTGCAGGTTCAGCAGCTAATGGTACAAATGCAAGTGTTGGTTCAGCCGCTGGTGTTGGTGGTGCAGGATATTCTTCATCTATCACAGGGTCAGCAGTTAATTATGGTGGTGGTGGTGGTGGTGGTGCTGGTGGTTCTTATGGAGTTGGTGCAAGAGGTGCTGGTGGTTCTGGCGGTGGCGGTGCTGGCGGATATAGTTCTGCTGTACCAAACGGAGTTGCTGGAACTGCCAATACAGGTGGCGGTGGCGGTGGTGGTGGTGGTGCTACCAATGTAATTTCTGGAGGCGGTGGAGCTGGTGGTTCTGGTGTCGTTATTATTTCAGTACCTACAGCAAAATATTCAAGTACATATACAGGTTCACCTACAGTAACTACTTCAGGTTCAAATACAATATTAACATTCACAGCATCAGGAAGCTACACAGCATAAGGATAAATCATGGCATTAACTACAGTCCAAAATACAATGATAGGTACAAGTTCTAACGTCACAGTGTTAGCACCTACTGTACCTCTTTATGAAAACACAAGAACAGTGACAACAAGTTATACCATAACAACAGGGTCAAGTGCGATGAGTGTAGGTCCTTTAACAATCAATTCAGGTATTAATATAACCGTGCCGTCAGGCAGTAAATGGGTGGTACTATGAGCAGTATAACAATCTCAGGCGATACAAGCGGTTCAGTCATATTACAAGCCCCTGCGATAAGTGGTTCAACTACGCTTACGCTTCCATCAACAAGTGGTACAGTTATTACTACAGGAACAACACAAGCAAACCTACCACCAAACATAGCGGGGAATGGTCCTGCTTTTAACGCTTATGCAAGTGCAACAACATCTATACCAAATACAACATGGACAAAAATTGCTATCAATACAATATTATTTGATACCAACTCAAATTTTAATACATCTTTATATAGGTTTCTCCCTACAGTTGCTGGGTATTATCAAATTAATGGGATGGCTCAAATTGTTTCAACATCTCAAGCATATGGTATTGCTATTTGGAAAAATGGGAGTCAAATTTCACAGTCTTCAGGAATAGGTGTTTCAGGTTTAAATGGAACAGCAAATACATCAACAATTATTTATTTAAATGGTTCTTCTGATTATGTGGAATTATATATGTACCAAACTAGTGGCGGGTCATTAAATGCAGGAAGTGGTTTTGGTGTAACAGGTTTATCAGGTTTCTTAGCTAGGGGAGCATAATGGCATCAATTAACGCAACAACAAGTTCAGGCATAGTAGCCACAGCGGATAACACAGGAAGCTTAGCATTACAAAGTGCGGGTACTACGGTAGTGACTGTGGGTTCTGGTGGTCTTACATTTGCTGCAAATCCTGGTGGATTATCATCTCAAGCTTTAAATGATTATGAATATGGCACTTATACACCTACAGTAACATCAGGCTCTGGAACTATTACTACTTATTCTGTTTCAGGAGCATACACAAAAATAGGCAAGTTAGTAACTGCTCAAGTTAATATTACTTTAACAACCGTAGGAACTGCAAGTGGAGGTATGATTGTAACATTGCCTTTCACTAATGGGTCAGTAGCAGCAGTAGGAGCTGGTCGTGAACAAAACAATACAGGCAATATGATTCAAGCTTTAGTAGGTAGCGGTGGTTCTACAATGACTTGTTATTACTATAATAATACTACAATGTGGACAAATGCTAACAACCCAATAATTACAATTACATATCAAGCGGCAGTATAAGGACAAAATATGAGCTTAATAGTAGACGGCACAAATGGAGTAACATTTAACGACTCATCTCTACAAGGAGCTGCAGCGTCACCTTATGTGCTAAAGAATCGTATTATAAATGGTGACATGAGGATTGACCAGAGAAATGCTGGGGCTAGTGTTACTCCTACTAATGGACAATATTTAGTTGATAGGTTTTTTTATGGTGCATCACAAGCATCTAAATTTACGGCCCAACAAAATGCAGGTTCAGTTACTCCTCCTGTTGGATTTACTAATTATTTAGGTTTTACTTCTACTTCAGCATATACAGTAGGCGCTTCAGAAAGATTTAATTTATTTCAATCTATTGAAGGTTTTAATGTATCTGATTTAGCTTGGGGTACAGCTAATGCAAAAACAATAACTTTATCCTTTCAAGTATATTCTAGTCTTACTGGAACATTTGGGGGAACATTAAATAATAGTGCTTATAATCGCAGCTATCCATTTACATATTCAATTCCAGTAGCAAATACTTGGACTTCAATTTCTGTAACAATTGCTGGAGATACTACTGGAACGTGGCTAACTAACAATGGTTCAGGTATAAATGTATTATGGGGTCTTGGTGTTGGCTCAACAATTAGTGGAACAGCAGGTTCTTGGTCTTCAAATTCTTATTTTTCTGCCACAGGCGCAACTTCAGTAGTCGGCACTAACGGAGCTACCTTCTACATAACAGGTGTCCAACTAGAAGTAGGCTCAACAGCAACACCATTTGAACGCAGAATGTATACTAATGAATTAGCATTGTGTCAGAGATATTTTTATGCGGTAACAAGTTATCCTCAAGGTAATATCATGTTTGGAAACATTGCATCTTCGCAAGGTGTTGTTTTTAAATCCAGTATGAGAAGTGCTCCTACATTATCTACTGTTCCAACAGCATCATACTCAGTTACAGGCGGGGTGGCGGGAACACCTGGATTGTCTCCATACAATAGCACTACTACTGAAGTGGCATATTTCTATAATTCAGCAAATAACTGGTCTGTTGGCTATCAAGCCCAATTAACTGCTGGTTTAACAGCGGAGTTATAATATGTATAAACAAGTTAAAGCAATATTGCCAGATGGAAATTCTTTTATAGCAAATATAGTTATCAAAGAAGATGGAGCAAATATTCCATTTGACCCATCTAACACAGACTACCAAGCCTACCTAAAATGGTTAGACGAGGGTAATACACCTTTACCAGCAGACGAGGTAGTATAACTTGTTTGGATACGCTGCCTTTGCTCAACCACCTTTTGCATCTCTTGGTGGCAACTCAATTATATTATCTCTCACAGAGAATATTGGGGTAGCAGATTCAAACAGCCAAGTGTATGCTTTTCTACAAAGTAGAACTGAGCCGATTACGCTTAATGACTTTAACTCTCAAGCAGGGTTATTTAATGGTTCCGTTACAGAAGCTATTACTCTTGCAGATTCAAGTACACAGGCTAGTACCTTTGGTCAAAACATATCAGAGAATATAAATTTAAATAACAACCAAACGATTACAGCTCAGTTTGCAGCAGCAAGAGCCGAGAACATCAATATGGATGATTCATCCGTGCAATACTTTGCGGCATTAGAAGACCGAGTAGAACCGTTTACCATGAATGATTTAAGAAGCATAGCGGCTCAGTTCCTAGCTTCACAAACAGAGAATGTTAACTTAAATGACACACCAAGTATCACAGCGCAATTTGCACAAAGTTTAACTGAAAATATAACAATGGCAGATGCGGCTAGTATATTAGCTAACTTTGCAGTTTCAAGAACTGAAAATATGACGATGGCGGATGTGTTAACTATTATATCGGTGTTCTTTTTATCTATTACAGAGAACTTTAGTAGTAATGATGCAAGAACTATTATTGCAGGATTTGTAGCTTCTTTAAATGAAAACATTAACTTAGCAGATACGCCATCTATAGCGGCCCAATTTCAGTCTAGTATTGTAGAAACATTTGCTATGTTAGATATTCAGTTTCCACGAGGCTGGTTTAGAATAGACGATTCTGATACAATAACTTGGAATACAATTAATAATACACAGTCTGCAAGTTGGAATACAATTAATAATACACAAACAACTACTTGGGCATCAATAGACGATTCTCAATAAAGGATAAATCATGGCATCTACCTACTCAACAAGTCTTCAAATACAGCTTATAGCTTCAGGCGAACAGTCTGGTGTTTGGGGTACTACGACTAATACTAACTGGAACTTAATAGAACAAGCCGTAGCAGGTGTGCAGTCTATTACCATGATTAATGCTAATTACACTTTAAGTGTGCTTAATGGTGTTTCAGACGAAGCGCGTAATATGGTGCTTTTTGTAGGCGGAACAAATTCGGCAATACGTCAAATTGTAGCCCCATTAGTGCCGAAAGTATATGTGGTATACAACAATACGTCAGGGGGATATGCCATTACGATTGGCGGAAGTTCTGGTACGTTAGCTACAATTCCTGCAAGTTCGGCGACGTTAGTATTCTGTGATGGTACTAATTTTTATGCAGGTATATCAGGTGCGCCAGGTAATTTTAATATTGCCGGAAACGCCACGGTAGCAGGGAATTTATCAGTTACAGGAACCACAACACTTACAGGGGCTGCTACAGCTCCGACACCTACAGCAGGAGATAATACTACAAAGGTAGCTACAACAGCATTTGTATCAACAGCGGTAACAGCCGCAACAGGTTCATTAGGAACCATGTCTACACAAAATGCTAATGCAGTAGCTATTACAGGTGGGACGATTGCAGGAACTACTGGAGCATTTACAACACTTAATGCAAATAGTGTTACAACACTTGGTGAAACAACTACTGTATCTGCAATAGCATCTTCAGGTACGATTAACTATGATGTTAAAACACAAGGTGTTTTATACTATACCACAAATGCTTCGGGTACTTGGGTGATGAACTTTAGAGGTGACGGTTCTACTACATTAAATTCACTCATGGCTGTGGGCGAAACAAGAACTGTTACTTTCCTTTCTACTCAAGGTAGTACTGCTTATTATAATACTGGCGTTCAAGTGGATGGTGCATCAGTAACGCCTTTATGGCAAAATGGTTCCGCACCTACAGCAGGTGACGCATCTAGTGTAGATGTTTATACATATAGTATTATTAAAACGGCAAACGCTACATTTACAGTTTTAGCATCACAATCTCAATTTAAGTAGGATTTTAAATGCCTTTAAATATAATGACTGGGGCTATGTCTGCTAAAGGATTTGGATTTGCATCTAATATTCAAGTTAAGTTTAGCAAACAACAATATACCACAGCTGGTACATATACATTTACTGTTCCTCCAGGTAACAGTAAAATATTAGTGACTGCTTCTGGTGGTGGTGGCGCAGGTCAAACATCTTATTTTAATGGCGGTCAATGGGGTCAATCTAATGGGGCAGCTGGTGGGAATACAACAGTTACAAATGGAACATTTAATATTACAACTAATGGTGGTGATGGTGGTAATTCTAGTGGTAATGGTGGAACAGTATCTATATCAGGTGCTATTTCTACTACACTAAACCAAACAGGTGGAGCTAAGTCTGGAACTACAGGTGGTAATTCTTATTATGCATCTGGTACTTCACAAGGTGGAGACTTTAGTAAACCAGCTACAGCAGGTACAAGTGCTGGTGGAGGTGGTGGTTTTCAATATGATGGACCAACAAATTATGGTGGTTCAGCAGGTGGTACAGGTATTGCTACAGTGCCTGTTCGTGGAGGACAAACAATTAACATTACAGTTGGTGCTGGAGCTATAGGAAGCAATACAGATTATACAAAAGGTTCTAACCATGGTTCTTATGCAGGCAATGGTGGCGTAGGTTATGTATCTATAGAAATGGCTTAATAATGATGGAGGAAAATATTCAAAATGAAGTATGTATTAGTATGTAAAAATGAACCCATAGAGCAGGGTTATCGTGTTGCAGACGTATATTCTGACATTATTCCATTAGAATCAATATCTGAGCATATGTGGATTGAATGTCCTGATAATTTTTCATCAAATTTAAAGTGGTTTGACCCATCTGACAATATATTTAAAGATTTTTAAACTAAAGTAATCAGTTATATTAATTAATACAACAGGACAATTTACTTTATCTCCGGCGGCATAAATATGAAAAAACTTATTATACTATTAGCTTTACTTACATTACTGATATTTAATTTACATACTGGAGTTTCAGCAGAATTACCTAATTCTAAATTAACACCAGGTTATATGCGTGATGTATCAGTTAAAGAATTGTGTACAACTTCAACTTCAGCTGTTCGTAATGTACCTGAATTGTTAAAAAAACAAGTTTTTGCTGAGTATAAACTATTAGGTAACGATAGAAGTGTTTGCAAAGAAGGTTACGAAGTAGACCATTTGGTATCTTTAGAATTAGGTGGTGCCAATGATAAAAGAAATTTATGGCCTCAAAGCTATTGTGGTACAAATAATGCTCATGATAAAGATAAATTAGAAAATGAATTACATAGAAGAATTTGTAAGGGTCAAATAAATATTATAGATGCTCAGATGTGCATTAAGACAGACTGGGTGATGTGTTACTTAAAAATATTTAATAAATAGGAGAAATTATGGGAAGCTTAATTAGTTTAATTTTACCAGCACTTGTTCCAGCATTTTCAGATGGAATGCGAGGCATATTTGCTAGATTAACCGGTGGCGCTGGTGGCACACCACAAAATGTAACAGAGCGCATACAGCTAATGGAAGCTGAAGCTACAAAGATGCAAGCAATGGCAGCATTAGACAATCCTACAGGCAATCCAAGTCAATGGATTGTAGATTTAAGAGCATGTTATAGATATGTTATTATTTCAGCTATTTTAATTTTTACAGGTATTGTGGTATTTAATCCTAATATTGTTGGAGTTTCTGTTGTATCAATATTTTTAGATATGTCGGGAGCCTGTATGTCCTTCATAATTGGTGAACGATGCTACCTCAATATTAAGAAATGAAAGCGTCTATAAATGCTATTGAACTTATTAAACGATTTGAAGGATGTCGTTATCACCCTTATCGTGATGCTGTTGGTCTCTGGACTGTGGGTTACGGCCATCTTATTGGAGATGGTAAGTCAGTGCCTTCAAGTGACAATAGAAATTTTACACAGGATGAAATAAATGATTTATTGGTTAATGACCTCACTCGTACTGAATCAGGAATTAATATGCTTGTTAGAGTGCAACTTACCCAAAATCAGTTTGATGCTTTGTGTTCTTTTTGTTATAACTTGGGTGTGGGAACGCTACAAAAAAGTACGTTACTCAAAGATATAAACGCATCTTTATGGGGTGCCGCAGCTAACGATATATTAAAGTTCCACTTTGCAGGTGGAGTATCATTACCAGGGCTTGTTAAAAGAAGACAAGCCGAACATGACTTATTTATAAAAGAATAATATGCCATTACAAAAACTACAATTTAGACCAGGTTTAAACCGTGAAGGTACTGATTATTCCAATGAAGGTGGTTGGTATGATGGCGATAAGATTCGGTTTCGTTCAGGGTTTCCTGAAAAAATTGGTGGTTGGACGCAAGTATCTGCAAATCAATTTTTAGGTACTGCACGTTCTTTATGGATATGGGCTGATGCCGATGCAGGTACAGGTAATGTTTATACAGGTATAGGTACAAGTTCTAAATACTATATTTATTTTGGTGGTGTCTATAATGATATTACACCTATTGTACGTACAAGCACATTAACAGGTGTTGCAGGAACTATCTCTACTAATGGCACGACAACTGTTACTATTACTGATGCCGGATATAGTCCGAGTGTAGGTGATTATGTACTTATTACTTCAACTGTTGCTGTAAATGGGGTGTTATTTACGGGTGGTGATTATCAGGTTATAACTGTGCCGAGTTCGACCACTTTCACAGTGACTTTTGCTACAGCTGCATCAGGTACAGGTACAGGTACAGGTGGTACCGTTACACTACAGTATGAATATCCGACAGGATTAAATGTATTTTCTACTGGTACAGGTTGGGGCGCAGGTCCGTGGTCTCGTGGTACATGGGGTTCAGCATATTCGTCAGGTATTGGTCAGCAGTTACGTCTTTGGTCTAACGATAACTTTGGTGCTGACTTAGTCATTGCACCTCGTGGTGGTCCGATATTTTATTGGAAAGATTCAACGGGTGTATCTACACGTGCACAGTATTTAAGTTCTTTAGCTAATGCAGCCACAGCACTTACAGATGCTTCTACTTTTGGTAGTGGGGTTACAAGTATTACAGTATCAGCAACAGCTGCAAATAATATATATCCTTATATGTATATTACTGGAACTAACCTACCTGCTAATACGCAGGTAGCTTCTACTTATTTAACAGGTTCAACTACAGTGCCGATTACAACCACTACAAGTGGTGTAAGTTCTGGTACTTATTCATATTCTTACGCAGGTGCATTTGTACCTAGTTCTACTTATCAAGTAGTTACTTCAGCAATTCAAGAATTTGTGATTGCATTTGGTTCTAATCCATATTCACCAAATAATAGTGCAACTACATTTAATCCAATGACAGTACGTTGGTCTGACCAAGCTAATCCATATCAATGGGTGCCCTCTATTACTAATCAATCAGGTGAGTTCTTACTTACTAATGGTTCTTACATTATGGGTGCGCGTGCTACACGACAAGAAATTCTTGTATGGACAGATGCATGTCTTTATTCTATGCAATATCTTGGTGCACCCTATGTATGGGGCTTCCAAATATTAATGGATAACATCTCTGTGATGTCTCCAAACTCAATGATTACAATTAACAACGTGACTTACTGGATGGGACGAGACCGATTCTATATGTACTCTGGTCGTGTTGAAGTTTTACCTTGTGCATTACGTCAATATATCTTTGCCGATATTAACCAAGACCAAGCCTATCAAGTGTTTGCAGGTGCTAATGAAGCGTTCAACGAAGTATGGTGGTTCTATGTAAGTCAATCTAGTAGTGGTACTTCTGTTGATAAATATATTATTTATAATTACCTAGACCGTGTTTGGTATTATGGCTCAATGGCTCGTACAGCGTGGTTTCAAACTGGTTCAGTACAATATCCTGTTGCTGCTGATTACAATGGAAGGCTTTTATATCATGAAAATGGATGTGATGATTTATCTACAAGTGCTGCGGCACCGATTGATTCCTATGTACAATCTTCTGATTTCGATATTGGTGATGGGCACAATTTTGGTTTTGTATGGCGTATCTTGCCTGATGTCAATTTTAATGGTTCAGTCACTAATAATCCAAGTGTTACAATGACAGTTAAACCTCGTCAAAACTCAGGTACTCCTTATGGTACCGCCGATAATCCACAAGTTATTAGTGCACAAAATTATACAACTACACCTCAATATACTGTTCAAGAATTTACAGGACAGGTGTATACTAGGTTGCGGGGGCGTCAAATGGCGTTTAGAATCGAGTCAACTGGGTTGGGGGTAGCCTGGCAGCTTGGTTCTCCCCGCATTGATATTAGACCTGATGGTAGACGTTAATGGTAACTCCTTTAAAAACTTTTACGCTTCGTCCGCCTAAGTCACCTAACTTACTGATTGCACCTGTTGAATATACACAACAGTATCAAGACCAGTTTAGTAATGCCCTACGTCTTTATTTTGCACAGTTAGATAATTTTACACAAGGTATTAATTTACCTAGTTCAGGTGTAACAACAGGGCGCCCAGTAGATAATGTAAGTGTAGGACAATATTATTTTGATACTACATTAGGAATACCAATTTGGTGGAATGGAAAGCACTGGGTAAATTCAAGCGGAACAACTGTTTAGTAATTGTATCTGCGTTATATTAATGGTATTATTGGATAATATGTTATAGGAGTAAGATATGGCAGATTTTGGTATAGGCGAAACCCTACTGGCGAATGTAGCAACGGGTGCTCTCGTTGGTGGTGGTATATCCGCACTTACTGGTGGTAACTTTTTAACGGGTGCTCTCACAGGTGGTATCGGTGGTGGTATTAAAGGGTTTATGCCTGACTTTTCTACACTATTTAATGGCACAGGGTTAGCTCCTGCATCCGATGCAGGTATATCGTCAACACTTTCGGCGGGGGCGCAAGCATATAATCCTGCACAATCTATTGCTACGTCTCCGTTTGGTACTACTGAAGCTATATCTGCCACATCACCTGCATTTGGTGGCGTTGGTACTGGAACGGTTGGTACGTCTGGTATAGCAAATTTAGCTGCCTCTGGAATAGACCCTAGTATGCTTCAAGCAGCACAAAATCAAGCTGCAGTAAATGCTGGGCAATCACTTGCAAATACGCCATCAATACCGGGTACACCACCAACATCTGATACGCCTCCTGTTAAACCACCAGTAGCTCCACAACCAACAGACTATTCTAAGTTAATTCAAGAAAATAATTTAAAACCTGTAGGACTTACTACTCAAGCTGATGGACCACTTGCTAATGGTAATTATGCTTTAAATGGAAAAGTATATAGTGGCGCGCAAGTTGCAAATTTAGGTGGACCACAAAGCTTTTTTGAAAAATATAAAACTCCGCTTTTAGGTCTTGGTGCATTAGCTGCATATAAAACGCTTAATGCAAAACCAAATATGGCTCCTGTGCCAGCACAAGCTACTGGTGCATTAACAGGTAAATATAATTTAGCTTCTAACTATCAACCATTAAATAATCCAGCAGCTGTATACCCAAGGTTTGCTGAAGGCGGTATAGCTCAATTAGCTGATGGCGGTAAAATGATATCAGATAACGTTAATGTAGATTTTATGCATGGTGACATGTATCCTATGAGTCAACAGTCACGTTCATTCTATGCATCACCAACTCAAATGCCAACAAGTGCACAACAAACTATGGCAAGTTATGAACCAAAAACAAATCCATTAACAGGTGAAGCTACAGCACATATGGCGTCAGGTGGTCCAGTTAGTTTTGCAAGTGGTGGGGATATAGGAGGTCAAGTTTATTATGATGCAGATAAAGGTCAATATTACACAGTAGGGCGTGATTCAAATAATCCTTTTTCAGCTTTTGCAGGCTTTGGGCCATTTGGATTACTTTCACCTGCTGACAACCGTAACTACATAGGCGCATCATTATCAAGTTCAAGTCCAGGTTCAAACATATCTCCTGACTATCAAGCGTCATCAGTTACACCAAGAGTATATCAACCCACTTATGCTGACGTACCACAAGCCCCTACACAAGCATCAACTGTAGGTGTACCTACATATTCACTACAAGATTCTGCAAATCTTTTAGCAATGTCTAATCCGGATTTAGCGGCACCATACAAAAAAATGTCATCAGGTGGTATTTCTGATTTAGGTACATACTCTGATGGTGGTCGTATGTTGCGTGGTCCAGGTGATGGCATGTCAGATTCTATTCCCGGCATGATTGCTAATAAACGTCCAGCACAATTAGCCGAAGGTGAATTTGTTGTACCCGCTGATGTGGTATCTCATTTAGGTAATGGTTCAACAGATGCTGGTGCTAAACAATTATATGCTATGATGAATAAAGTTCGTCAAGCACGCACAGGTACTAAAAAACAAGGTAAACAAATTAACCCAAGACAATTTATGCCGGCATAAAATATGAAAGCACAATACGTACCCCTCGAATACGCTACTCAAACATGGCCGAGAGTAGAAAAATTCGTAGCTTCAGCACTAGCACACGGTCATGGTGATTATACGATTGAACAAGCTAAGTTATTAGTTTGTATGGGGCAGTGGCTCTTGATAGTAATGGTAGATGATAATAATGAGATTCATGGTTCAGCAACAGCAACATTTATTAACTATCCAAATTCAAGAGTAGGTTTTATTACAACAGTAGGTGGACGATTGATTGCAAATCAACAAGTATTTAAAGAGCTCTGTGACATACTTAAAAGCAGGGGTGCTACAAAAATACAAGGCATGGGTAGACCAGCTATTGTTAGATTATGGAATAGTAAATTTGGCGCTAAAGCAATATCAACCTTAATGGAACTCGAGATATGAAATACTTATTATTTATACTACCAACCGAATTTAAAATTTGGTTATTAAACTTACTCTATAAAGACATCGCTGCTATGGGTGATGATGGTGATACGGAGCTTGCGCATGTTAATGCAGAAGAAGCAAAAGTATTATTATCTATGGGTGGTTCCGGCACTATTAATAAAAAAACAGGATTAAAAGAATTTATGGGTGGTGGTGGTAGCGGTGGCGGTAGTTCAGGTCCTACACAATCGACTGTTTATCAAAATAGTATTCCACCAGAGTTAATGCCTATTACCCAATCAACATTGGGCGCTGCAGCGCAACAAGTATATAACACGGATTCTTCTGGAAACATCACTGGCATCAAACCATATCAACCATATAGTACAGACCCATCACAATATGTTGCTGGATTTAGTCCACTACAATCATCTTCATTTGCAGGTGCTAGTGGATTAACAACACCAGGACAATATGAAGCAGGTTCTAGACTTGCGGGTGCTAGTGGTTTAGGTTCACTAGGTATGGTAGGTAGTCTTGCTGATACAGGTAATCAGTATAATCAAATGGCTACAAGTCCTGCGGCTATGAGTGCATATATGAACCCTTATATTAGTTCATCATTAGCACCACAGTTGGCTGAAATTCAACGTCAAGGTGATATAGCATCTACTCAAGCAGCATCACAAGCTACAGGTTCAGGTGCATTTGGTGGTACTCGTGGTGCGTTAGCTCAAAATGAAGCTCAACGTAATGCTATGATGGCTCAGCAACAAGCAATTGGTCAAGGTTACAACACTGCATTTAATCAGGCTCAACAAGCTCAACAATACGGCGCAGGTCTTGGTTTACAAGGACAACAAGCAGCACTTGGTGCATTAGGTCAAGCAGGACAAGCTGGTGCTACATTAGGTCAGTTAGGTACACAACAACTTGGTGCTCAACAAGGTATCTTAGGATTACAAAACCAATTTGGTGCTCAACAACAGCAACAACAACAAAACATTACAAATCAAGCTATTCAAAACTATGCAACAGGACAACAATTCCCAATGCAACAACTTTCATCTATGATGGCTTTAATTCGTGGTACCCCAATTCAAACGACTTCTACACAAAGTTATCAAGCTCCACCAAGTTCAATATCACAATTAGCTGGTCTCGGTACAGCAGGTATTGCCGGATTGGGTTTATATAACGCAATGGGTAAAGGTTAATTATGAGTATTCAAAAAAATATTGATTATCATGCACAATCATTAGCTGATACAGCACTAAGTGCTAAAGACCCTAGTGTAATTCAAAGCATTTTAAGTAATTTAACTAAGTCCATTCAAGATGGCGCAGTTAAACCTTATGTAGGTATTCCGTTAGTTCAAAGTATTAATGACCATTTACAATCTGTAAGCCAACAAGCTAATATGATGGCAGCATTAAGTAAAACACCTCAAGTTGCACCTGAGCAATCACTTGGTGCACAAACATTAGCTAGTGCCGAACCTAGTCAAGGTATAGATGCAGCACAAAGTAATCTACCTACACAAATGGCAGGTGGTGGTATTATTGCATTTGCTGATGGCGGTGATGTAGAACACTATGCCAAAGGTGATTATATTGCACCTACAGATTATGACCCTGTAGAAGAATATAGAAAAACTCGTCAATTAGGTCAAGAAAATGTTTTAGCTAGAAGTTTTGGTAAGCCAACGCAATCTGTAACTGCAGCAGGAATTAAAACGCCATATGACCCAGCACTTGAATATTATAGAAGCCAAAGACAGTCAGTCCCAGTAACAGCGCCTGCTTATGGTGAATTTAATAAAGGGATTGATGCATTAGAAAATCGTAGGGCTTCATGGTTATCAGGTAGTACTGACCCATATTCACAAACAAGTCCAGTAGGTTCTGTACCTAATATGTTGGGTACACAAGAGCCTGCTGTAGCTACAACTGAAACCACTAAAAAACCACCTATTACTATTCATGACGATAAAAAAGGTTCTGATACAACGCCACAAGTAGATGTTGCTGCAACTAAATCAGACTACTTAGATGAACTTATGACAAATGCTAAAACTGACCGTGAAGGGTTAAAACAACTTATTCTTGGTGATGATACAGAAAGAGCTAAAGATAAAAAAATAGACCTTTATACTCAAGCATTAAAAGCAGGATTTAAAATGATGAGCGGTACATCTCCTTATGCTGCAGCTAATATTGGACCTGCAGGTGAAGAATTTGCTACAGGTATTACAGGAGTTCTATCTAAAGAAAGAGACGAGAAAAATAAACGTATTGGTCAACTTGTAGCCCTTGGTCTTAAAGGTTCTGAACTTGATATGGAGCTTGCTAAACTTGGTGTTACTCGTGACTACTATGATGCACATAAAAAATTATTTGAATCACAAGCTAAATATTATGACCGTCGTACATCTGGTTCTGGTTCAGCTGGTATGGGTAGTGTTCCAGGCAATGTGGTTGCAAGTGAACTTGATAGATTAGAAGGTTATAAAGCTAATCCTAAATCAGCGCCTTTCTTTACTAGCTTACCTCTTGATGTGCAAACAGCACTTGTTAAGACTGACCCTAATTCAGGTTCATATCAAAGAGCTATGGAAAAATTTAATGAAAAAGCAACGCAGTATGCAAGTAGTAGATTAGGTACAATGAGAGCTTATGGCGCTAAACAATACCCTACTGCAAGCTCAAACGAATTACCTTAAGGAGTAACAATGCCTCGTGTGACCATACCGGGTGTTGGAGATGTCCAATTTCCCAATAACTTATCTCGTGATGAAATCATGCGTCAAGCTGAAGAGATGCAGGCTAAAGCATCTCAACCTATACTTGACCCAAAAGATTTACCTATGGGAGAACTTATTAAGGGTGGGTTTGCAAGAAGTACTGAAAGTCTTAAAGGTACTGCACTTGATTTAATACCAGCATTAGCTGCTTCTACTTTCGGCAATGATAAATATGCCAAAGGTCAAATGGAAGAATATAAACAACGTATGGCAGACGTTGAACAACAATATCCTACTGCTTATCAATCGTATAAAGATATTAATAGCGTCGGTCAAGCATTTGACTATGGCGCAGAAAACTTTGGTCAACTAGCACCTGATATGATTTCATTTGCACTTGGTGCAGGTGTTGGTTCTACAGCAGGTAAATATGCAGCTAAAAAAGGTTTAGAAAGAGCGTTAGAAGAACATGCCGCTGAGTATGCTACAAAACAAGGATTAACTAAAGAGGCAGAAGCTGCATATGTTTCTCGATTAAAAAACCGTGCTACTGAAGGAGCATTACAAAAACAAGCATTAGAGCATGGTGCTGATATAGGTTTAAAGACAGGACTATGGGGTTCTTCTTTATCTATGAACGTACCTGACACGTTCAATCAAATTTATCAAGAGACAGGTTCATTAGAGCCGGGACTAGCACTTACTGTAGGTCCACTTGTTGCAGCACTTGATGTTATTACACCTGAAAGATTCCTCAGACAGATAAGCCCTGCAGGTAAACAACTTGTAGCTAATGAATTACTACAAAAATCTGAATTAGTTCCTCTTGCATGGAAAAGAGAATTCGGCAAAGAAGTTCTTAAGAATGCTGGAGTAGAAGGTTTAACTGAAGGCGCACAACAAGCATTACAAAATTATGGGTCTCAATTAGCAGGTGCTAAAGACACAGTATTCTCACAACATAGTATTGATAGTATTCTTGATGCGTCATTAAGAGGTGCATTAGGTGGTTCTTTATTTGGAGCACCTGGCGCTGCATTTGAAGCTAATCGTAGTAAACAAGCTAGACAAACTGCTATTGATACACAACAACGTCAAGAACAAATACAATCAAATCAACAATTATTATATCCTACACAACTTGCTGAACAACAAGGTGGTGCAGAACCCTCAGCTACAGTAGGAGAACCTCCTATACAAGGTGGACCACAAACTCAATTTGAGTTACCTATTCCTACAGCAACAGTTGGTGAAGCACCTATTCAAGCTGGTGAACAAGCACAGTTTGGTCTTAATACACAAGAACAACAACTTCTCAATTTGTTGCAACAACATCAGCAACAACAAGATATACAAGTAAAAAATAAACAAGCTACCGTTGAGAATATTCGTAAGGGTGATTTAAATTCAACACCAGTACAAAATGCAACTGTAGAAAATATAAAGGTAGCAGCTGCACCTGAAGTAACTACGCCGGAAACAACGCATATACTAGATGCAGATAAATTAAAAGCGTTAGGATTAAAAGAAAATGCTGGGATATTTAAACGACTTGTTGACAAAGATTTATCAAAATCAACAGATATAGTTGCAGCTAAGGAAGTTTTACAAGAAGCTCTTAAAAATACAAACTTTACCCCAGAACTAAAAACTGCATTAAATAACATAATAAATGAAGGGGTTCAATATGGAGAAAGAATTAACGCTGTCAGTGCAACAGATAGAGCAGGGGATGAAGTTTCTAACGGACCCGCAGAATCTGGAGATACCCAAGGACTTGGAGAATCTCAAGGAATATCAGTGGATAATACTGGAAGACCTATTCTTACAACTGCAACAGGAAAAGAATCACAGCCAGGTGCATTAACTGCAACAGTAGGTCAAGCACCTATTAATGTAGGACAACAAGCTACCTTTACACCTTCAATATCACCAGAACAAATAGCTACTGGGGTACCTGCACAAGCAGAAGTAGGGCAAGAATTAACTGAAGCAGATAAAGAAGGCATTACAAAAGAAAAACAAAAGCCTCGTAAAGTACTTCAAGAAGAAATTGAAGGTACTCAAGAATGGCAACAAATGTATACTATTCCAGCAAAACCATTTAATCCTTATATATCATACTCATCATTCTATGGTGATGATATTACTAGTTTAGATGACCAATTAAAAGTTCGTTTTGACTTATTACAAAATGAACAAAAAACAGATGAAGGCCGTGCTGCCAAAATATACTTTGGTAAAATGAAAAGACTTGTTGACAATTTAATTAATATTGGATACGACTTAGCTTTTGATACTCCTGTATTTAAACCTAGTACTGAAACAACTAATGAAGCACGATTCTTTGAAGGACTCAATGGTAAGAATGCTGCGCTTGCTTCTAGATGGGTTTACACTAATTTAAGTAAAGAAACACAAACATTATTTAATGAGATTCTTAGTAAATATAAAAGAGCTGCATCTGAAACAAGTCAAAAAGATTTTATAAAAAGAATGCAAGAAGCTATTGAAGGCATAAGAGAAAGCCGTTTAGATAGAGACCCAACTATTCTTAAATATATTGAAGAACAAGCAAGAGAAGTAGCACGTGCAAAAGAAGGTAAAGAAAAACAAAGACCTTTTCATTATGAAAGAATTATGGGTCAAAAGGTAAAAGTATTTGATATTGTTAAAGATGCTATATCTAACTTATCACAAGTACTACATCCTCGTATTGTTCAAGCGTTACAACAAGGGGATTTAAAAACAGCACTTAGTTATTTAACTGCTAATGAAGATGCATTTATTGCAAAAACTGCAAATCGTTTTTCTCAAATTGCGTCAAATACAAAAGTTAGAGTTGAGCCGAATCTAGTTAGTATCGAAGGTAAAAAAGTTCCAGGTTATTATGACCCACGTAATAACACTATATATTTAGATGCAGACCAAGGTATGAATACTCATGTGCTATTACATGAAGTAGGTCACTCTGTTATTTCTCATGAACTAGATAATCCTGATAGTCAATTAGCTAGACAATTAAAACAAATATTTGATGATGTTAAAGATACATTAGATACTGCATACGGTGCAGAAAATGTACAAGAGTTTGCAGCTGAAGCATTGGCAAATTCAGAATTTAGAGCAAAGTTACAAGGTATTAATCCTCAAGGTAAAGCAATCAGTGCATGGGATAAATTTAGCCGTGCAATTACTAATTTTTTACGCAGATTAGTCGGTATGCCCTCTAAACCGCTAGAATCGGCCTTAGATGAAGTTGACCGTATTATTAATGCTCTTATATCACCAGCACCAGATTATCGCAATAGTGGCGCATTACACGCGCCGGCAAACGCAAAAAGTGAGAAAATTTTTACAGGTATAGATAAATTTATTAATACAGTTCCTTATTTAGGTGAAAATCAAAAGGCTGCTTTAAGTGAAGGTATAAAACAAGGAAGTAGTGGAGTTAAGAATGTAGTTCTAGCTTTACTTCCTATGCATGCACTTGGTGAAGTTGCTGATACAGTATTCCCTGGTTTAGGCATGAAGTTTAATTCTACTATTCATGAACGTGATGGATATAGAAATAAATTATCAAGAGGTATTGATGCAGTTGTAAATGAAGCTAAAGAGGCTATTAAAGCAAAACCAGAACAACATGATGCATTTAATAAACTTGTTAATGAAAGTACTGTACATGAAGTAGACCCAACTAAAGATTTATCCGACTATAAATCAGCGGAAGATATTAGTAAGTATAAAGAACTTAAAAATAATTATGATAAGTTAGCACCTCAATGGAAAAAGTTATATCCAACTATGCGTGATGCTTATAAGCAAATGTTTGAAGAATTAAAAAATGCAATTAAAAGTCGTATTGATGGAACTAATTTAGATGATGCTACTAAAGAAAAGATTAAACGAGATATTATGGCGGAGCTTGCTAAGAAAGGTGTTATTGACCCTTACTTTGCATTAGGCCGTGAAGGTAACTATTGGATAGGTTATAACTTTATTAATAAATATGGTGAACCTGACCGAGCACAAGAAGCATTTAAAACTGATTATGAACGTAAGCTTCGTATGCAAGAATTAGATAAACTTGGTGCTACTGAAGTAGAACCTTACTCACAAATATCTGATATTAATTATAGACGCGCACCATCTGGTTCTTTTGTAAATAGTGTGCTTGGCATTATGGAAACCAATAATGTTGATGCTAAAGCTGTTGATGAGATGATGCGTTTATTTGTAACTATGTTGCCGGAAACAGCAGCAGCTAAAGCGTTTTTAAAACGTAAAAATACTGAAGGTTACATGGAAGATACCGTTGGTGTCTTTGAACGTAAGATGCGTGGTATGGCACATCAAATTGCTAATATGGTTTATAACCCCAAACTTACTTCTGTTATAGACCAAATGCGGGAGCATACTATTACTGTAGGTAAAGGTACTGAAAATACTCCAGCTCGTGATAACCAATTAGAAAAATCATACTTACAAGAATTTGAAAAACATTTAGGTTACGTACTTAATCCTAAACCACATGACTTAGGCGGTATATTGAATTCGGCCGCGTTTGCTTACACATTAGGGTTTAACGTTTCTTCAGCTATTGTCAACGCTGCTAACATTCCTATGATTGTAGCTCCTTATCTTAAGGGTAAATATGGTGATGCGTCTGTATCTAAAGCTATTGGTAATGCAACTAAAATATTTTTAGGTTCTGGTACAGAGACTGAAATGGAAGTACTTGGTGCAGGTGGACGTAAAACAAAAATGAAAGTTATGCCATCTATTGCTAACTATGCACCTGATTCAGAGATAGGTAAAAAATATAAAACACTTATTGATGTTGGTAATAAACTTGGACAATTAAATCGTTCTCAACTTTATGAAGTTTTAAATGGTGATACACGTGCAACGTTTTTAAATAAATTTAATGCCGCCTCTGGCTGGGTTATGCATCATGGTGAACGTATGAACCGTGAAATATCTATGATTGCAGCTTACGATTTAGAAATGCAAAAACTTGCATCCGATATTGCTTCCGGTAAATTAACTCAAGAAGCAGCTGAAAATCAAGCCGCTAATAAAGCAGTCTATACTGCAGAACTTACTAACGGTGGTATCTCTGCAGCTGCAGCACCTCGTGTATCCCAACATGCATTAGGTAAGATGTTCTTCATGTATAAACGCTATGGTATATCTATGTACTATATGATGATGAAAACAGCTAAAGAAGCTTTTGATAAAACGTTAACTCCACAAGAACGTAAAGCAGCATGGAAACAGTTAGGTGGTATTATGGGTATGTCTACTCTTATGGCAGGTGTAGGTGGTGTCCCATTCTTTGGTATGTTATCTATGCTTTATAGTTTATTTAATGATGATGACGATGATGATTTAGATACAGCTACACGTAAGTATATGGGTGACTTTGTATATAAAGGACCTATTGAATCTATGACTAACTTGTCTATTGCAAGTCGTATATCTTTAAATGATTTAATTATACGAGATACAAAAGCTGGTAGTGCTGCATCTACATTCCAAGACCAAGTTATGCAAGTATTAGGTGGCCCAGTTTACGGTGTAGGTCAACGTGTTGCACGTGGTTATAGTAAGATGAATGAAGGCCATTTTGAACGTGGCTTAGAAGATTTATTACCATCAGCTATATCTAATGTATTATTAAAAGCGCCTCGTTACGCAATAGAAGGTACAACTACTTTACGTGGTGACCCAATTACAGGTGATGTTAATGCATGGAATATAGGTGCTCAAGCATTTGGTTTTGCTCCAGCTGATTATACTAAACAACTTGAAATTAGCGCCCGTGAAAAAGGTGTTGACAAAATGATTAATCAAAAAGCAAGTAAATTCCGTAATAAATGGAACGTAGCTCGTACTGTTGGTGATACTGATGGCATGATAGAAGCTCGAGATAAACTTATTGAATTAGGTGAGAAGCACCCTGGGCTGGGTGTTAATGCAGGTACTATTACATCTGACCTAGAAAAATCTAAGAAACAATTTGACCGTGCTACTAAAGAGATGGTTAATGGTGTACGTTATTCTAAAAAGATGTTAAAAGAACTTAAAGCAGACGCAGCTGAATACCAATAAAAAAGGGGCCTCTTTTTATAGAAACCCCTAGGAGATTGCAACGCATTGGAGAATGGAATGTTGCCCTCATAATATATCACAAAATCCTCCAAAAGCGCATACCTAATTTACTATTTTCTATTCTTTCTGCACTTTTTATATCAAAATTCATCTTAATTGCCACATTTTTGACTTGTTTTTCAAGTTCGGCAATGTTGATGGCAGGGATAAATACTGAAGAACCTATTTCAAACTTATCCCAATTGACATTTATAACTACTCCATCAGGGCACAATTGTCCCAGCCTCATCACCTTCGAGCGCGGCTTTGTGTTCTGCTGTGGCAACGATTTCTTCTTCATTTAACCAATCCTTACAATTAATCCATAGTACATCAACAGAAGGTAGACTCATGCGAGTACCTTTACCCATGCGTTTCTTATCTACTATAGCTTTAGTTCGACCACGTTTTAAAGAATCAACTAATCCTTCATAGTTAATTTGATGCTTGACACACCAATCTTTTAAAGGTGCTTGATAAATATACATCATCTGTTCATCGTATTCATACCGCACCATAAAGGACATGCGAGGTGTAGCATCTGGGATAATCAAATGGTCTAAGTCAATCTTATTACCACTACTACGTGCATCATCTGTACTCTTAATACGTAAAATATTATTATAGTTTTCAGCTAAGAACCTAGATAAGATTGATTCGGCATCAACATCCATAGCTTCGGATTTTTCTTTTACATCTGCCGTTACTGCTACAATCCACTTGACAACTGCAGCAATGTCGAAATCAATTAATTTCGCACGTTTAGCAATCATCAAACCCATAATACCATCTGCTACTATAACGGAATGGAATCGGTCTGATGGAGTAAACCCACACATTTTATCCAACTTCAATTGAGTTGTTTTGTAAAGAGATTTAATAGACTCTAAATTATTCATTACAAATTGTAGATATGGTATAGACGCATGACCATAGTTACCTATAATTTTTTCACTTAATACATCAGTAAATTCTTTTTCTAATCCTAATACTGGATGTGCACGTACTTCTAAAATACGCATAGATTCACCTTTAGGAAGAGCTTTTAATATACTAATCTTTTCCATAATAGAAGTATTACCTGTAGTCACGCAAGTTAAATTCCATGGTTCACCACGAGTACGTTCTTGATTAGATGAGCCTGTCATACGATTTCTTTGACTACCTGATGGTACTTGGTATAAGAAGTTACTTAATTCAGTTGGAGATGAGTTAGTTACTTCGTCAATAAATAAAGGTACATTGTGGTAGATTTCGGCACGATTCATTTTAGTTGCCATTGTATCTACTTCTTTAAGCACTAACTGCATAGGGTTACCCCATATACTAGCTCCTGCTAACATAGCCGTTGTTTTACCAATACCAGAATCTTTACTAAATACATGAAGTACCGCGCCATTGACTGGAGTAAACTTAGTAAAGATAGAGCCGAAACTTAACCCTATAATAAATTGATGTAGTTCCATACCCGATTTTTTATAGAAGTTCATGCATTCATGCCAACCTGCTAGAGTACCTTTTGTATTAAAAGCAGCCATAAGTTGTGTTGTTGCTGCCGATGGAGGGTTATGGTCTACTCTATCTGCACGTATTTCTTTATTACCTAAGATAAATGATTCAAACTTATCATCAGCCCAACCAAACTGTCTGTGTGCCGTGTCTGTCTTATGTGTATATTGCATTTTATTTATCCATGTTGTTATGTACTGCATAATTTCTTCTGTTTTAGTTACGGCAACCCCGTAAAATGCCATATGCTTTCTTATCTCATCTTTAGACGTTACCGCAGTTAAAGGTATTGTAAATTCTCGTACACCATCTTTAGGTAAATGTAGTCTTATAACTACTGCTTCACCTACATCGGTATCACTTAATCGACGTGTTACATATAAATCATTGTGATAAACAAGTACTTCTATTTCATCTTCTTGTTTAATAACTCGTTTAAATACACCACCATTCTTACCTCTAAAGTAAGGCTCTGGATATTTAGGTATTACATAAGTTTGTGTATGCCCTTGGTCTACATTCTCTGGTACATCTTCTACAATATTATCGGCTTCGTTTGCTTCTTGTACTTCACGGCCGAGAACAATCGGGGATTTGATAGAACCCTTGTGCGTGCATCCATCACAACCTTTAGGATTAAACTCTTCAAATTTTAAGCATGTATAAGGACCACCTTTAATACCTCGTACCTTTTTATCGGCAAACTCTGGGCTATATCCGGGGTGTCCACTAGAAAT